AGAAACGCAGCAGGTTTTGGTTTAATTGCAGCTATGGCAGTCGGTAATAGAGCCGCTGTACAAGGGCAATCTAAATACGAAATCGACGCCGGCGAAACTAATGCTATTTTCAATGGAGAACCTGTTAAAGTAGATATTTCTGCTTCAACTGGTGGATATATTGTTACAGCGGCAGCTGGTACTGCGACTGTTGGAGTTCTTAATGGTGTGTTTTTCACAGCAGCAACAACTTTAAAACCAACGTTCAGTAACTTCTACCCTGCAGCAACAACTCCTGCAAATAGCGAAGACGTAACGGCATTTGTTAATGATGACCCTCTACAAGAGTACATCATTGCATCAGACGCTACTTTAGGGGCATCGTTAGCACTAAGAAAATCTAAAGTTGGATTAACTTACGCTACAACAAGTTCCGCAGGTAGTACAACAACAGGAAAATCTAGTCTACAACTAGGCATCTCAACAGCAGCAACAACTGCTAAAGCATTGAGAGTGGTTAGAGTAGCAGAAGATCCACAAAACGAAGATCAAACAGCAGAATTTTGCTCTGTAGTTGTGAAAATCAACTTACACCAATATACAGTTGGATCTTTGGCAACAGGAATATAGGAAGAATAGGAGAATAAAATATGGCTATATCAAGAGCACAACTAGTTAAAGAACTAGAGCCAGGTTTGAATGCACTATTCGGCCTGGAGTACAAACAGTATGAAAATCAGCACGCTGAAATTTATACGACAGAATCATCTGACAGAGCTTTCGAAGAGGAAGTAATGTTAAGTGGTTTTGCTAACGCGCAAGTAAAAGGTGAAGGTAGCGGAGTCTCGTTTGACGAAGCACAAGAAACTTTTTCTGCGAGATACACGCATGAGACAGTAGCTTTAGCATTTGCTATCACGGAAGAAGCTATCGAAGATAACCTCTACGATAGAATTGCTTCTAGATATACAAAAGCTTTAGCGAGATCTATGTCAAATACTAAACAAGTAAAAGCAGTTGAACCTTTAATCAACGGTCTACCAACGACAGACGGTTTTGATTCAGGTGACGGTGTTTCACTATTTAGTACAGCACACCCAACAATAGCGGGAACTTACAAGAACACGCTATCTGCGCAAGCTGACCTTAACGAAACATCATTGGAGCAATCATTAATTGATATCGCTGCAATGACTGACGAAAGAGGTTTGAGAATAGCTGCTAGAGGAGTTAAAATGATAATTCCTTCTAAGCTTCAATTCACAGCTGAGAGATTGATGAAATCTCAAGGTAGAACTGCGACTGCTGATAATGATATCAATGCAATAGCATCTATGGGAATGATTCCTCAAGGTTATAGAGTGAACAATTACCTAACAGATGACGATGCATTTTACATCATTACAGATGTTCCTAACGGTATGAAGATGTTCAATAGAGCACCTTTGACTACTGCTATGGAAGGTGATTTTGACACTGGAAACGTAAGATACAAAGCTAGAGAAAGATACTCTTTTGGAGTTTCTGACCCTAGAGGTATTTTCGGAGTAGAAGGCGCGTAATCATTAATTTTGTGTGGCGGTCTAAAAACCGCCACATTTAAAACATACAGAAATAAAACATATGAAAAAATTCTTAATTAAAATTACTGCCTACGGTTACATAACCGATTTTACAATTATGGCAGAAGACAATTCTAATAGTATCGAAAATGCAATCCTTGACAAACTAGGAAAAAATGATATTAATTGGGAGAAGTCAGGCTTTTATAGTTTGACAAAAAAATGGTTAACCTTTGAGGAGATTAACGATGACAAACTTACAAGACCTATACAAACAGAAAAGGTCTCTGGAGTTGAGTTGGGAGCAGGAGCATCTTAACGAGGGTAGATATACTCTTGATATGGTCAGAATAGATCATAAAGTCAGACAAGTAATTGCTGACATTAAGACAAAAGAAGCTGAGTTAGCACACCATGTTAGCAAAGTAGAAGACTCTGCACCACAAGTTTCCGTAGCTACTTAACAAAAAGCTACACCACTGAAATACCACTTTCACTACAGAATCTCTTGCACTCTATTTAAATCTGTTGTATATTTATCACACTGTATATTAAATAAATAAAATGTAGACGCATACAGTCGACATCCCTAGGGACTACATTTAATATTCTAGGAGGAATATAACATGGCAAACACAACGTTTACAGGCGCAGTCCGTTCAGAGAATGGCTTCGTTGATATAACAAAAACAGCATCAACTGGTGCAATTACAACTAACTCTACTTACTCTACTGATGCTTCAATTGGTGGAACTTTAGATGTTACAAGTGCAAGTACCCTTACAGGCAATGTATTTGCTAAAAACATTGCGCCAACTATAACGGGTCAAACAATAACTGCAAAAGCTACAGCAAGTACAAATACATATGTTGCAGGTATTAACGTTAACCCTTACACAGGAGCAAATGCTCAGGTAACAACTTTACCAGCGGCAACTTCAGGAGTTATAGTAATACATTCTCAATCAGTTGATACAACTGGTGGAACAGCTACTTTAATTTTTGATTGTGCAGGAACTGATGTTATTGAAACAGGTTCTGTATTTGAATCTAGAGCAAGTAGTGCAGTAATTTTTGATACTTCAACAGCTAACGAAACAAGATTAACTTATACGCCAGCTAATGCGGCAACTAATTTAATGAGTATTGGTTCACAAATAATATTTACATGTGTAACAGCAGGTAAATGGCATGTGTCAGCTAGACTAAGATCTATAGGTGCTGGAACAACTGGAACTTTTGTATTCGCAGCGTAATAATAATTAACTTGAGTGGGGTTTCGGCTCCACTTAAATTTTACTTGATTAAGGAGGGTAAATAAAATGGCAGACGTAGTAACAGGACCAGAAATCCTACAAGAAAACGACAAGAGAGTAGTAATAAAATTAGTAAATCAATCAGACGGAACAGGTGCAACAACTGTATTTTTTGACGTGTCAGCAATGGCAGCAAATACAGCAGGAGTAGCTGTAACAAGAGGAACATTACAAAGAGTATGGTTCTCAGCTCAAGGTGGAGATGGCGGAGATTCATTCGCTCGTTTAGATTTTGAAGATTCAGATGGTGATAGACCTTTACTTGGTTTTACAGGAACAGGCTATTGGGACTTTAGAGAATTTGGTGGCTGTCCAGCAAGTAGAGACGCTAATACAAATGGTGATATTAATTTTGTGGTTCCAGGCGCAGCAGATGCTGGAAACATGTATTCAATCGTAGCTGAATTTATCAAAGAATATTAGGAAGGTAATATATGGCCAATACAACTTCAGCCACAGTTACTTTTGACAAAACGTTCGCAGTTGATGATTTAATCACAGAGGCATATGAACGAATTGGGTTTCAAGTAACTTCTGGAAATCAGCTTAAATCAGCTAGAAGATCTTTAAATATTCTTTTTCAAGAATGGGGTAATAGAGGTTTACACTACTGGGAAGTAGGAGAAGCTGATATTGATCTTATTGAAGGTCAAGCAGAATACGCTTTGTTTAGATCAACCGGTGATGGAACAAGTGCAGTTACAAACCCTGCTAATACTTATGGAGTAGCTGATGTTCTTGAAGCAACTTTAAGAACTAGTAGAACAGCTGTAGGTCAAGCTGATGCTGCTTTAACAAAAATTGACAGATCCACTTATTCTGGATCAGCTAGTAAATTATCTAAAGGTACTCCTTCTCAATATTTTGTTCAAAGATTTATAGATAAAACAGTTGTAACTGTTTATCCAACAGCTGATTCTAGTAATGCAGCAAAAGCTGTTCATATTTATTTTGTAAAAAGAATACAAGACGTAGACTCTACTTATACAGATGCAACAGATGTTCCTTACAGATTTGTACCGTGTATGGTATCTGGTTTAGCTTTTTACTTATCACAAAAATTTAGTCCTCAATTAGTACAGCAAATGAAACTATTATATGAAGATGAACTAGCAAGAGCTTTGGCAGAAGATGGTTCTTCTACAAGCACTATTATAACCCCTAAAACTTATTACCCTAGTATTTAACTATGTCAAAAAATTCAAAAGCAATATCAGATAGATCAGGGTTTCAATTTCCATACAATGAAATGGTTAAAGAATGGAGCGGTGCTTTTGTTCATTCATCTGAATATGAAGAAAAACATCCTCAGCTAAGTAGAAGAACAATAGGCTCAGACACGCAAGGTCTTAAAAATGCAAGACCTGATAGAATAGAATTTTCAACTCCTATTGTTTTAATGGACAACGCTTTTATAACTTCTACATCTTCAACTTCAGTTTTAGTTCGTACTTCTCCTGATGGTAAAGGAATTAATACTAATCCTTTTCAAACAAGTGATGCTATTAGATTTACTTCTGTAAAATCTTCTTCAGGTAGTGTTGCTTCAAGTGTGTTTGAATTAGAAACTACATTAAATGAAACCTTAAGTGCTACAGATACTACTATAACTTTATTAGATGCTACTAATTTTCCAACTAGTGGATTTATTGTTATTGAAAAGGTACTAACTTCTGATGATACAACTAATGAGCTATTAGTGGGTAAATTTGCAAACGAAACAATTCAATATACAGGTAAAACTGGTAATAATCTAACAGGCTGTACAAGAGGCACAGCAGCTCCTATTACTGGAGTTACACCATCAGCTACTACAGCAAGAATACATAATTCAGGTGCAAAAGTTTTTGGATCGTATATAATAACAAGAACAACAAGCTCAGTTACAAATAATGGAATATCTATATCTTATAGTTTTTCTTTTACTTTTAGTTTAGCTTCATCGGCAACAACGGGCGGAACAGGTGGAGGCGATTTTGTTTTCGCAGGACCTGTAAACCAAAGAGGATAATATGGCAGGAATAAGTTATTCAGATTTAGTTACAAAAATTAGAAGTTATTCAGAAGTAGATTCTAATGTGTTGACAACAGCTGTTTTAGAAAACATTATA